CTTGAGTCATAGGACTAATAACCAACTGTGCAAAACGATCACCCTTCTTTACTTCGTATGCCCAATGATGATGATTCATCAATATAACTTTAAGTTCATCACGATAACCAGAATCAATAGTGCCAGGTGAATTTAAAACGTGTACTCCATGCTTGGCAGCTAATCCAGACCTCGAACGCATTTGTCCCTCATACCCGAATGGTATAATAATATAAAGACCTGTTCCGATTGTTTCCCAATGAAAACCACGAATTGACACATCTTCATTTGAACGAATATCCATTCCAGCATCACCATCTTTTTTATACTCTGGTAATGGATTATCAGTTTCTTTATAAATTTTAATTTTCATGGTTCGGCCAGTCCTTTGCGTTAATTCCTATTGGTGTACATTTTGTCGAACTATAAGAGTATTCTGTTTCAACCTGTGCAGGTCGATTAATTGGAAAACTTTGTATGCGTTGACATTCTTCACATTCAAAATAACGATACCACTTATGGTCACTAATACCTTCAGCTATCTGCTTGCAGGTATTCATCTGACAATTCGGACATTTCCTCTTCATTTTCATAATCGTGTACCACCTTTTTTAATTCGTTTCTAATTTGAAACTTTTTCCAGATTCGTTTTTGTCTTTTCTTCTGCTTTGACTTATCTGTTGACATCTTTCTGTATGTCTTACCCACTTCTCTATCTCCTATTTATATGGTTACTTTTTGAAAATTATAGTCGAATTTTTCGTCAGCATATATCTTAACACGATCTCTCCAATGTTTAAGCCCGTAGTTATCTCGTTTTTTCCAATGTAAGTCATCAACTATATCGTACAGTACTGCTTGGTTGTTCTTATCATCTAGTCTTAATATTCTACCAATAGATTGCAAGTTTCTAATCTTGGCCTTGTACGGGTGTGCAAATATTAATGATTGCAAATTCTTTATATTAACACCCGTTGATAGAACACCAGATGATGCTATGATAACTGCATCTTTACATTTCTCTGTGATAGCACGAATTGATTCTCGTTCTTCCACATCAGTTTCGCCTGCTATAAAAAACACATCTCTTGGATATGACTTTCCGGCCACTTCATTAATAGCCATTTTTCTTTCCATCATCTTCTTCAATACTTTACCATGCTTCTCTACATAATTAAATAGAATCAAAGTATTGCCTGTTTGATCTAATGCAAGATTACAGATAAAGTTATTTCGTTTTGTATGTGATACAATAAAATCTATTTCTTCTTTATATGTTGATTTCTTTTGTGAATCTCTTTCTGCTTCTGGATACTGCATCAATAAACATTGTATCTTTAAATCAGATATATGTTTATCTTTCATCAACTGTTTAGATGTTACAGCCTTATAGACTTGTCCAAACAATCCTTCCAAAACAAATTGATGTGTCTTGGATTCAGTCAATGTTCCAGTAGTTCCAAATCTATATCGACAACTCACCATCTTTTCAAGTATGCCTTTCAATGATGTTGCACTACACAAGTGAGCCTCATCACCAACTACCATACCAAACTGTTTAAAGAATGGAACTCCAAGTCTAAACAATGATTGCCATGTAGAAATTACAATCTGTTTATCTGTTTTCTTATCTCTACCAGAATAAATCATATGACATTGACTCTTACCATCCCACTTATCATGTGATGAATAATCAAGAAAATCATTATACATCTGTGTCACCAGATTGGTTGTTGGCACAAGTATTAGTATCTTATCATTATCTAAAAAATTCTGATGCCATCTTATTAAAGAGTATATAACCAGACTCTTTCCAGAAGATGTTGGTGAAAGCAAAAGAGCTCTCTCTTTCTTTACACAATGAGTAAATGATTTTATCTGATAATCTCTCGGCACAATTGGTTTCTGTTTACAATGAAGATTGAGTGCTTTAAAGAAATCATTAATATTTTCTTCAGATAAACCAGAGGTAGGTGTGATACTAACGACATCACTTTTAACTGGATAATGTCGTTGCATAGCAAACTTCATAAGATGATCGTATAGACCAGTATAAAGCTGTTGTGTTTTAATATTGAATAGACGAATCTTGCCATCCCATATCTTGTTTCGATACTGTGGCATGAATTGAAAGCCTGGGACTTGAAATGAGAAAAACTCATTCAGTTCTTGAGCAATATGTCTTTCACAGGAAATCATTAAAAATGTTTCGTTCTGTTTTCCAACAGTTATCATAATTAAAAGGCACCACCCATAAACTTTTGGTGTTCAAGTGCGTTCTTTATATTAAAAGATTTATTCTGCATAACCTTTCCAGCTTCTACTACTAACTTTAATTTCTCTGTTTGTGCTGTGATTCTATCTTGAATTTCATTTAAGATTAAATCTGAATCCAAGAAAACATTAAGATCAGATTTTAAAACTTTATGGTCAAATGGTTCTTTATCATATACATCAGGGTCTGCTTTTCCCATGTAATACATCCATCTATTATATCTTGCAACATTATATTCTTTCTCAAGAAATCTCAAACGTAGTGCTTCGTCATGTGCCATTTGTTGATACTTGACTGCTTGCTCAGAAATTCTAAGCGACTCAACATCCAGTTGAGTGTGGTCAATCTTTTTATCTTTTTCTAATTGGGTTTTTATATCATCAATTTTCATGTAACTATAATAACATAATAGAAATAGAAATACAAGGAAGAAGTTTAGCCAATCTTTGCGATGTTAAACATTCCTTTAAAATTAAATGTAGCATCAACAACTATGGGGTCAAGTGCCGAAACTGTGGTATCAAATTGCATAGCACTAAGAGATGTCGGATATACATCATTAAATGTAAATTGATAATTGGGGTTGGATTTATTTGTTTGTACAAAAACATTCATATCAGAAAACATGCTCGCATATTCTGAAGCCTCTGAAGCATCTTTCAATGTTTTAAATTGGTCATACTCTCTAGGAAAACCAAGAGCTGTCATCCAAGTATATACTTCTTGATAATTTTTCAAATCCTCATCAACAATAAAAGATAAGTTAACAGATTCAAATGAAAGAGTATCACCTTCAACAGGCATATTCATAAACGGCATAGGTTGAAATGCTTCTCCAAGAATAACAGCTGGTATGCCAACTCTCTGACAAAAATATTCAACACCGGGTAAACGTGAGAAATTAATTTCAAAACTAACAACATTTAATTGATTAATGTTTGTTGGTTGTGTATCTATAAGTCTACTCATTTATTTTTTTTCTCTTTAAGCATTTCAACATTTTCAATATCTTCTTCTTTTATATCTTCTATATTTATATCTTCGGATACAGCCATCTTTCGTTTATACCATAAAAAGGCTTCTTTAATTTGTTCTGCTTTATCTTTTACATCCATTTTATTTCTCCATTTTTGAGTCGGTGTAGATGATAAGCTATCGTGAGATTATAGTAATTATCATCTACACCATATATTCAAAAACAGAATCTTTAGATCCTGTATAGTATTTATACTACTTGAACCAAGCACGACATAGAAATAATAACATAAAGAAAAGCTCAATACAAGGAAAAAGTTAAGAATATTTGATACCTTTTCTTTTTAAATTCATTCGATTAACTTGATGCTCTAATTGTAGTTCCTCTTTTGACCTTCCATCATACTCAACAGCCATATATTCTTCAATCATTAACTGATTTATATTCACACCATCAACAATAATCTCTCCGAGTATTCTGCCATACTTTCCCTTCATATCCAAGTGGGTTTTTAAAGTAATACATGAACTTTTCTTACATTGATCTTTCAGAAATTGGGCAGCCAATTTGCCGTAAAATTTTTCTTCTTTATCTCTAGTACGGGATTCAGGAGTGTCAATACCATACAATCGTATTCGTTGTTTAGCTAATACAATACCAAACCCCAAATCAATATCGACATCTACAGTATCACCATCTATGAATCTTCGTATCTTAGCTTTGTATTCATGCATATCAGTTCATCGAGCAGGGCATCCAAACTTTTTCATGTTTGTGGTAATGAATGTTTCCATTACAACCAAACCATATTGAAGCCTTTAATGCTTCTTCTGCTGTTTTATAAGTATGTGCAAAAATATCTCTTGAGTTAATAACTCCTTCAGGTGGTACTCTAGGATCACCAAACTCATTCATTGGGCCGTGACTTCCTTCAGGCTTCTTAATTATAATCTTTTCATTTTCTTGTACAAATACACCGATTGATTCATAAAATTTTTCTTTTCCACCATAACCAACAAGTCTAGCAACTTCTTCATTATTATCCCATATAACAAATGTTGGTGTATTACGAATTGGTGTTAATCGTCTTTCTTCCATAGCCATCTGAATCCACTTCGGCATTTCATCTGTTATATTAATTACTTTTAATGGAAGATATTTTGCATATTCGGTTTTGTGGTATGTTGGTTTAACTTCATTTAAAAACGATTGACAGAAACCACAATGGGGATTACTGAACATTAATAACTCTGCAGCTGCAACGGGAAGAGCAACTAATAAAAACAGACATGCTAGTAATAATTTTTTCATAGGGTTCTCCAAATAAAAA